AGAAGAACTTTTTGGTCTCTTACCATAGGTGTTGCATTTGATTTGACAATTCATCTGCATAAAAATTGAGTAAAACGGACAGGGGTTGAGAAAGGTGGTGAGCCTGATGGCAAAATTAACCGACAAACAACGTCGATTTGTAGAAGAATATCTAATCGATCTTAACGCCACTCAGGCGGCCATAAGAGCAGGATATTCAGTAAAAACTGCTAAAGAAATTGCAGCACAAAACTTAACAAAACTTAACATTTCAAACGAGATTGCTAAGGCAATGGCAGAAAGGTCAAGAAGAACAGGGGTATCAGCAGATAGAGTTATAGAGGAGTTAGCCAAGATAGGATTTGTTAATATATGTGATGTAGTTGATGTAACAACAGGTAGGGTGTGTTTGGGTGCTAAAAAAGATGACCTGGCCAGCGTTCAGTCAATTAAAATTAAGGAAACTGAATTCGGTACAGAGCAGGAAATTAAGCTATACGATAAGAAATCCGCACTAGAATTACTTGGAAAGCACCTTGGCATATTCACAGATAAGATAGACCTCAATGCCAATGTGAATACGGAAAAATTTGATGATGTTATAAGCCAGCTAGGTGGTGATGGATTAGATGAGTAATCATGTAATGCCTTTATCACAGAAATATATAGACTTCTGTAACACCATAACTAATGTTGACGTAGATGTGCTAGAAGGTACTACGGCTTCTGGAAAGACTACAGTAGGCGCTGGCGTAAAGTTTATGCGCATGGTGTCTAGGTCAACTAAAAAACTGCATATAATAGCCGCTAAGACTACAGGTATTGCCGAGAAGAATATAATCAATGCTGACTTTGGTATACTCGATATACATCCTGGGGCGATGTACTACGGCAACGGTGATAAGTCGGATAAGATACCTCACATCAAGTTTGAGGGCAAGGTGATATATATTCTAGGCTATGACAATAAGGACAAGTGGAAGATGGCACTAGGCGGTCAGTATGGCTGCGTATACATTGATGAGTGTAACACAGCAGATATTGAATTTATGCGCGAGATATCGTCAAGAAATGATTATATGCTACTTACACTAAACCCTGATGATCCTAATTTGCCGGTCTATGATGAATTCATAAATAGGTCTAGGCCATACAAGAGATACGCCGAGGATATTCCACCTGAGATTATGGAAGACCTAGAGCGAGTTGAACCCACTCCAAAGTGGCGGTACTGGTTCTTTACTTTCAACGACAATCTAAGCCTTACTCCTGAGGCAATTGAAAAGAAAAAACAGGCAGTGCCAAAAGGTACTAAGCTATATAAGAATAAGATACTAGGGCTAAGAGGTAGAGCCACAGGCCTGGTATTCCCTAACTTTAGTAGACAGGTCCATGTTAAATCTGAAAAATGGCTTAGAAATAGACTTGATGAAAAATATTGCAGAGAACACAAGATAAAACATTGGAAGCTTACACAGTTTACAGGGGCGTTGGACACAGCTTATTCAAGTGAAAGCCCGGATACATTTGCTATGTCTTTCCAGGGGATAACAGATACAGGAGTACTGATATATCTGGAAGAAGAGGTATACAACAATGCGAATATTGAAACACCATTGGCGCCAAGTGATATAGCGCCACTTTTTTATGCGTTTCTTGAAAGATGTCGTAAGAAGTGGGGATTTAGTCCTGATAACTTTATAGATTCAGCAGACCAGGCAACTATCACAGAGATAAATAAATTCAGAAAGAGAAATCCAAAGGCATCTGTATATAGATTTTCAAATGCCTGGAAAAAGATGACTATAATCGACCGTATCCATTTGATGTTAGGTTGGTTAAATAATGATGATGGTAAAGAGCCATATTATTATGTACTTGACCATAATAAGCACCACATACGAGAGATGGAGTCATATAGCTGGAAAGAAGATAAATACGAACCAGAAGACCGTAACGACCATACAATCAATAGCGGTCAGTATGGATTTATTCCATATAAATTTAAGATAGGAGAGAGGTGATAAAGTGATAAATATAATTAAGCAGAATACTGATGCCCCAGTCAGTCTAACCGAACTAATCAGCTTCAATAACAACTGCATTAAAAACAGAGTGTGGTACAGGGGTGACCCATCAGAGCTTGAGGAGTTTTTTAAGTCCTCTATCAACTCAGACAGTGTTAGCAAGGCTAGATTTTGGGCCTCAGTCCCATCTAGCGGAACTATTAGAAAGTTCCATAGTGGAATATATGCGATAATAATTGACTCTCTTACAGACCTAATATTGGGGGATTATCAAGGCTTACAAGTAGGAGACGAGCCAGAGGAAAATAATCCAGTATTATCTGTGTGGGAAGAAATAGCCAAGGATAATAATTTTGATAGTGAGCTATTCAGAGATGCTATTACAGACACCCTAATAGTGGGAGATGGGGTTTTTAAGTTCTCTTATGACAAGGAAATTTCAGACTACCCAATAATTGAATTTGTGTCCGGTGAAGACTTAGAGATTATCTCTAAAAGGGGCCGAGTTACAGAGTATAGATTTTACAGCTACTATAAGAAAAATGACAAGAAATACAAGCTGATAGAATCTTATAAAAAAGGATCTATTGAGTACAAGTTAGTCAATGAACATAACAAAGAAGTGCCGCTATCAACGATTGAGGAAATAGCAGACTTAACCGGTGTAACATGGGGTGGCAAGTTCTTCTTATGCGTACCTATGAGATTCTATAAATCTCCTAAGGAAAAGACTAGGGGCATGGGTATACTAGACCGAAAGAGTGACAATATAGACGCCTTAGACGAGGTAATAAGCCAGTGGGTAGAGGCTATGAGAGATGGTAAAGTTAAGACTTACATACCTGAGTCGCTACTTCCAAAGGATCCTGATACTGGCAAGGTCCTAACTCCTAGTTCATTTGATAACAAGTTTATAAAGACTGATACACCTATGAAGGAAGGTCAGATAGATAAGATTGAACAGGTACAGGCAGTAATAAACCATGAAGCTTTTGTAAATACTTATGCTAGTATCCTAGATCTAGTACTGCAAGGCGTTGTATCACCTAGCACCCTAGGTATTGACCTTAAAAAGACAGACAATGCAGAGGCACAGAGGGAGAAAGAAAAGACCACTCTTAAGACTAGGGGTAAGATAGTTGATACCCTTATGGAAGTTATCCCACATGTTGTAAATACTGCCCTTATCACTCAGCAGGTGATAGAGAACAGGGGGCAAGGCATTATAATTCCTGAAAATGAAATATCCTTGTTATTTGGTGAGTATGCTAGCCCATCATTTGAAGACAGAGTAGAAACAACTTCAAAGGCTGCAACATCAAATATAATGAGCGTTGAACGTCTGGTAGACGAGTTATGGGGAGATAGCCTAACCCAGGAAGAAAAGGACGAGGAAGTGGAAAGGATTAAAATCCTAAGAGGTGTAAACGTCCTAGAAGAAGAACCAGAGGGGATACATGACCTAGAAGGTGATCTAGAAGGTGAAGTAGATGAAGAAGAACCGGAAGAGACTGAGGAGTAATAGTAATTCCTGGGATGACATTGGATATATATACCAGCAGATGGAACTTGACCTAGTTGAGTCTATGAAAAGAAACCTTGCAAGACATGAGAAAGAAGAGATGAAACAAGGCTTCAAATTTGAACAGTGGCAGGCAGCAAAACTTAGAGACATGGAAAGGTTTAGGGCTGAAAATCACACCATTATTGGGTCCTATGAGCCTGAGATTGAACAGTTAATACAATCCGCCCTTATAGGTACTTATGATAAGGGTGTAAAATTAGCTTCTGATAGCCTTATACAGGCTAAGCAGTACGCACTTGATAATGATATAAGTGTTGCACTTCCTAAACCTATACAGCCAGTAGTAGAGCCTCATAAACTAGTACCGAGTGAGTCGGTCACGAAAGAAGAAGCTAAGCAGGCATTAAAAGAATTTGAAATGTCTAGCAGAGTCAAAGAAGAGGTATTTTTTAGGACTAATGACGGCAAGCTAAAAGCCCTAATCAGAGAGACAAAAAAGACCGTAGCAGACCCGACAAAGGCCATACTAAGATACCAGGACGACCAGTATAGGCAGATAATTGCAAGGACTCAGATAGCTATGTCAAGCGGTAATTTGACACTTACACAGGCTATAGATCAAGCAACTGCTGATTATCTAAGAGCTGGCATAACTAATATTGAGTATAAGAATGGTAAGAGGGTTAATATAGCTGACTATGTGGCTATGTGTTTAAGGACTTCCAACCATAAGGCTTTTTTACATGGGCAAGGGGCTAAGAGAATGCAAATAGGCGTAACAACAGTCTTAGTATCCCAACACTTAACCGCTTGTCCTTTATGTGTACCATGGCAAAATGAGATATTGATTGATGATATATTTAGCGGTGGTACTCCTGATGACGGGCCATATCAGCTACTAAGTGAAGCAGTTGCAGAGGGGTTACTTCACGTTAATTGCCAACATAATCTAAATACTTTTTATCCTGGTATTAGTACTAAACCACCAACGTTAGACCCTAGCAAGGTTGACGAGGCGTATAAGGAAACTCAGCGGCAAAGAAGACTAGAGAGGGCAATCAGGAGACAGAAAAGAGTTGTTGCAGGAACAACAGACTTGACCAACTTCAACAACGAGAAAAGAAAACTTGAAGAACTAGAGAGCAGGTTGTCAAAAGGTGATATAGGTAAGACTAAAGTCAAGGATGTTGATGTTAGAAAACATAAATCCACCTTGATAGAAGAAGAGTATCGTAGTAGAATAGATAATAAGAAGTGGTTAGATGCAGAATTTTCTAGCGATAAGAAGCTGAAAATACATATTAAGAAGCATGGGCACGAATATGGTAGTATTAGCCCTGAAGAATATGTACAAAAAGCCCGAGAACTATTAGCCGAACCATTAAGTGATGATGTATTAGGCTTTGTTACTAAATCAGGATTTGTATTTAAGGGTAGAATAAGCACTAACGATTTTGCTTTAGGTAGGCAGGATATGAAAATATCAACATTTTTTAAGCCTGACAATGGAGTGAACGATTATATGAGAGAGCAGGTGGAGAGGTTTGGTAAACTATAACAATAATATTACCAGAAAAGAAGAATGCGATTATCCAATGAAATGCCCTGTTTGCGGCAATTGGGTTGATTTCTTTGATATTTGTGATAATTGCGGATATCAAAATCAAGGTATTGATATAGATAATGGTGTAAAAGGACCCAATAAAATGACACTCACGAAGGCGAGAGAAGCATATGCAAGGGGTGAACAGGTGGAGTAATGGATAATTTTAAATACATATATAGGATTTTGAAGATACTTGAAAAGTCTATGGATTTAGAAGAGTTTGACCCGGAGTTAATAGGGTATAAGGAAATTGATATATCTAAACCTAGGTGGTCAAGGATAATGTCAATGCTGAAAAAACAAGAATACATACAGGGTATTGACGTATGGTATTCACTAGACCAAGACTACCCAAGGGTGAAATTGGTTAGACCTGAAATAACATTAAAGGGTTTAGAGTATCTTAATGAAAACAGCATGATGAAAAAAGTATATAATGCCGCCAAAGGAATAAAAGAATTGATATAAGCATCTTAACAGTAGTTAGGGTGCTTTTTTAGTACAAAAATTGACCCGGACACGTCGTTAAAAGGTCTATTTTTTATGTCAATTATTTACTCATGGCTAAGAGAATAACAGAGCCAACTACAGTACTGGTACCGACCAGAATAAAAAGGAGAGTAGAGATTATGGAATGGTTAAATGAAATATTGAAGGATGTTGAGGGCAAGGAAGAAATAATCAAGTCTATCAAAAAGGGCATAGGTGAAAACTTTGTATCCAAGGCAGACTTCAATACGAAAAATGAGACAGTCAAGACACTAGAAAAAACAATTAAGGACAGAGATGAACAGTTAGAGACCTTGAAAAATTCTAAGGAAGATACGCAGACCCTAAAGGCTACGATTGAGACCTTACAGAAGGAAAACAAGGCCAATGAAGACAAGTACCAGGCAGATATAAAGGCTATGAAGCTGGATAGCGCTATAAAGCTTTCAATAGCTGGCAAGGTGCATGATGAAGAATTGGTTACTGGTCTGTTTAATAAAGACGCCTTAATTGTTGGAGATGATGGTAATATAATAGGTCTTGAGGAGCAGCTAAAGGGCTTACAGGAGAAAAAGAGCTTTTTATTCAAGGAAGCTGGGGAACCTGCAGGCGGTAATAATGGCGGGGTAGACTTTAAATTTGGGGCTGGTAAAAATGAACCGAACATCACTGATGATGCCTTAAATAATGTGTTTGGCCTGCCAAGTAAAGAATAGAATAGAGAGGAGTTAAACTATGAGTTACAATTACGCAGAGAGATTTGAAAGACAGATTGAAGCTAAGTATAAGCACGGATTAACAAGCGCTGACATGGCAACTAATAACAAGTATAAGTTTATAGATGCCCAGACAATAAAGATACCAACAGTAGCGGTATCAGGTTACAAGGATCATAAAAGGGATGGTTCAGTAAATAAGGGAACTATCACAAATGAATGGACACCATACAAGCTAAAGCATGATAGAGACATATCATTCTATGTTGACGAGATGGATGTCGACGAGACTAACCAGGTCTTAAGTGCTGGTAATATAACGGCTACATTCATGGAAGACCAGGCAATACCAGAAGCAGATGCCTATAGATATTCAAAGTTATATGCAGATGCTAAGGAGCATGGGGCAACAGTAGATACTACGCCTTTGACAGCTCAAAATATCCTGGAGATATTTGACAAGGCTATGGAAGCCATGGACGAGGCAGGTGTACCATCTGAAGGTAGAAAAATGAAGGTCACACCTAAGGTTTATACAATGCTTAAGAATGCTGAAAAGGTACAGAGAACACTAGAGGTAACTGGTGGGGCTGATATCAATAGAAATGTTAGAAGTCTTGACGAGGTTGAAATTCAGAAGGTACCATCTGACAGGTTCAAGACTAAGTATGATTTTGACAATGGTTTTGCTGCCGGTGGTTCAGCTAAGCAGATGCACATGATCATATACCATCCAACTGCTATAATTGCACCTATCAAGGTACAAGATGTGTATTTGTGGGCAAAAGGATCAGACCCACAGGCGGCATTTGGTTGGTTATATCAGAATAGATCATTTATGGATTTATTCTTAATCAAGCAGAAAAAAGAGGGAGTCTATATCGTATCAGAAGCAGAATAGGGGGTAAATGATGTACGCGATAAAGGGAAATAGAGAACACAAGATAGATGAATCAGAAAAGGCTTCTTATCTAGCTGAGGGATACTCAATATATGATGATAATTTTGACCTGGTAGAACAGCCAGGTCAGGATACATCTAGTGAGGAACTAGAAAAGCTAAAGGCAGAGAATAAGAAGCTTAAGGCTGAAAATACTAAGCTTAAAAACAAGTTAAAAGAGGCTGAGGGAGAACCAGGTAAGAAGGAATCAGAGGGGCAGTAATATCTACTGTCCCTTTTATAATAAAGGACGGTGATAGATATGTATGCAACGATTGATGATTATATAAGACTTGGGTATGAGGAACTGGATGATAAGACCGAGGTGTACTTAGAGAGGGCGTCTAGACAGGTCAATATGATATGTTTTGGCCGTATAGAGGGTTATGGGTTTAATAACCTAACTGAACATCAAAAGAGCCTAATCAAAGAGGCCGTTTGTTGCCACGCTAATTTTATTAACGAGTTCAAAGACTACTTAAATCTTCCACTTAGCAGCTTTTCGATATCTAAAACATCAATGAACTTTGGTGATATAGGTGTTAGTATAAGCGGCGTTAGAACATCAAAAGAAGTGGTTGAGTATTTGAGAGGGACAGGGTTAACTTGTAGGGTGCTAAGATGATAGGTAAGTTTCCAAAACCACCAAGTATAATGATGAACACGGATATAGAAATAGTGCGCGAAATAGACGGCGAGGACGGTGTTACAGAGGAGTTAATATATAAAGGCAAGTGTTACTATGAAGAAGGCATAAGACGCGTTGTAAACGAAAATAAGCAGGTTATAGAGTTATCTGGACTCGCTATTATTTACGACAATATAGCATTTGATAAAGCCTTTATTAGAATTGACGGCAAGGTTAGAACTATTTACAGAACATCAAGACCTAGAAACCCAGATGGATCCATATACTCAACTGAAATGGAGCTGATGTAATGGCTAAGGTTAATGTAAATATAACGCTTAATCAGTCAGCTATTGATAAGATTAAAGAGGCAGCAGGACCAGCCCTAGAAATGACTATGGATGCATTGGCTACAGAGGTTGAAAATAAACAGGTAGTACCCTTTAGAGATGGTATATTGAAAGACTCAGAATCACATGGCGTGGTGGAGAATAAAGGTTTTATATCATGGGATACACCGTATGCAAGACGTTTATACTACCATCCTGAATATAATTTCAGTAAGGAAAAACACGTCAACGCACAGGGTCTATGGATGGATTACTGGATACACGGTGATGGTAGAAACTGGCTGACAAATGCTGCCGGTCAATTTCTAAAACAAAAGTCTGGGGGTGTGATTAAGTGATAACAGCCTCTAATGTTAAAGACTACCTAAAAGGTAGCATAGATGGAGTAAATAACTGGTTCAGTGGCTCTCTAAGGTCTAATAAAGAGAAAGGTATGTGTATCTATTCTAAACAGGCTATGGGGCGTAATAAAGTTTGCCTAGGCGGTTTAGATAATACAAGTACATTTGTCCAAGGCTATTCTATTTTGATTCACTGGAATAAAAATGCCAGTGAGTCAGAACAAAAAGCCATGGAAGTATATGAGGCTTTATGGGGACAGAATCCAGTTATAAATAAACATAAGGTGATAAAGATTGATTTAAGGGATGCCAACCCAATTGGCATAGGAGTTGATGATAACGGTATATACGAGTTTGTAATCAACTTTGATATTTTATATGAAAGGTAGGAAAGAACATGGCTAAGAATAATAATGTTACTGGAGTATATCCGGTTTACAAGATAAAATTTAAGGTCGGTACTAAGGGTAAGGCTTCGACAGGCGCATCCGATATGGCCGTAATAAAAGACCTTGAGACATTCTCGCTATCTATTGATGGCAATGTGGAAGAGTGGACACCAATGGATACAGATGGATGGGCTAGAAGGCTTATGACAGGAAAGGCCTTTAGTATCTCGCTTAATGGTAAGAGACATGTGGGGGACCCTGGTAATGACTATGTGGCGGACGTTGCATGGAAGGATGGTCTTGACTGCTCTACTAAGGCGGAAATTGAGTTCCCTAATGGCGCTAAGCTTAAGTTTGATTGTGTAATTGACGTCAAAAACGTTGAAGGTGCAGACTCAACTAATGTTGCACCACTTGAATTTGAGTTACTATCAGACGGTAAGCCAGAGTTTACACCGGCCCCCCAAGCATAGAACCTGACCCTGGTTCGTTGGGTTAAATAATGGGTGATGTTAATGTTTTATGTAAGGGCCGTACTTGTTGCGGTCCTTGTTATGTTAGAGATAAGGAGAGATAGAAAAATGGCAAAGCAGTTTTATGATATATCAAATAAGTTAACTAGACAAAAGCCAGTAGTCAAGTTTGAAGAGGGTAAAGAGTTCAAGATCAATAGTACTTTAAAGGGGGCTATAGCCATGCAGGGCTTAGCTGAGAGTGGCAAGGAAGACCTAAACACTCTTAGGGAAATGGTCGCAATAGGTATTGGCGTTGAGGGGCTGGCCTATGTCGATTCACAGGAATTTACCCTAACTGACTGGCAGACTATCGTTGAAACGATATCTAATGCCATGATGGGCGTTGATGACGAGGAAGAAGAGGCAGCAACTGAAAAAAAGTTAGATGGTATGACCTTGTAGAAGACTGGGAACTGATAGAGGCATCATTCCTAACTCAGTATGGCACAAGGCTAAGGGGTTCTGATTTAGAATGGGACGAGTTTTGTACATTACTTAGTGGAATAATGCCTAAAACACCCCTTGGTCAAGTTGTATCTATAAGGTCAGAGGATGACAAGGAAATGCTGAAAAACTTCAATGAACATCAAAGAAAGATAAGACGTGATTGGAGAAGTAAGCAGGCAAAGCTAAGAACTGATAAAGAAAATGAAGAAATGATTAAACAGCTGGAACAAGTGTTTGCTAAGGCATTTGGCTAGAATAATCCATGAAAGAAAGTGAGGTGAGGATAATGTCAGATGGTACAGTTGGTACAGTCAAATTAGGGGTTGAGTTGGATGCAGATATATCTAAGTCGCTAAATAAGGTTGCTGATACCATATCAAGTAAGATTAAGTCTCTGTTTGAAACACCTGAGGGGGCTACAAAAATTGGTGAGGCCTTTACTAAGTCTATGGAAAAATCCATGGATAGGGTTGAAAAAGTAATGTCTAATGTTGATACCACTATGGAGCAAACTGTAAATAAGGTTGATGCAGCCTTGCAGAAAATGATTAACGGTATAAGCAAGGCAGTAGGTATACTTATAGAAAAGCTTAAGGCCTTAAATCTGCAACAGATAAACCCCAGACCAGACGTGATTCCAAACGTAACTGATAAGATAAGCATACCGCAACCAAGAGCACCGCCGGTTAAGACTGGTATTAAGGCTGATATGCAGTACTACCAAGACCAGATTGCAATAATACAAGAAACTATAAACTTACAAGAGTCTGCTGCTAGCAGTCACGTAAAAAGGGTTAAAGAGCTAGAGGCCCAGTACAAAAAGACCGCAGTAGCAATGAAAAATGTCGGGGGCAAAATAACAGAGGTATTTGACCCTAATGCTCCAGGGGCTAAGAAGATAGCAGACCAGATAGCAAAAGAAAATATAGCTATAGATAAAATAGGCATGAGTGTTAACTCATTAAATTCTAAACTGGGGCAGACTGAAAGACACATCAAGTCTTTACAGGAGAGTTCAAGTAAGGCAACAAATTCGGTATCTAAGTCCGTATCTAAGACTAATCAACAGATTAACTCTAAGCTAAAGGGGGCAACTTCTAAGGCGTTTAAGGGCATGAGACAGGCCATGTTGCTACCTTTTAAGCCCACTATTATAGGAGTTAAAAGGTTAGGAAGAGCGGCCCAGTCTGCTGGAGAGAAGGGCACTAAGAGTTTAAACACTCTTGATAAATCGTTCTGGAAGGTATTTAAAAGACTTTTCATAATAGGAATGATATCAAAAATGCTAAAGGGATTGACCGGATATATAGGGGACGCATTAATGGCCAATGAAAGGTACAGGGCGTCACTTGATACGGTCAAATTAAATTTAGCTGCTGCATTTCAACCTATAATGGATATTATTGTACCAGCACTTGTTAATCTGATGGCTTGGCTTGCAAAGGCTACTGGATACATGGCCGCCTTTATTGCTACTATGTTTGGTACAACTTACAAGGCTAGCGTTGAAGGTGCTAGACAGTTAAATGCGCAGACTACAGCTTATAAAGAAATGAGTAAGCAGTCACAAAAGACAGCTAGTAAGGTTAAGAAGTCAGCTAAGGAAATGATAGGATCCTTAGCGGGATTTGACGAGATTAATACTATAAGTCTTAAGACTGACAAGGTAGATACTGGAGCTGATGAAGCAAGTAAGGCACCAAGCTGGGCTACGGCGGCAACTACTGAAATTGGTGATACATCTAAGTTTGACAAGTTTAAGGATATCCTAAAGGGTATATTTAAGCCTTTCCAAGAATCATGGGCTAATGAAGGGCAAAATACTATAAAGGCATTTAAGTATGCCATGGGTGAAATATCTGAACTGGCTAAGTCAGTTGGTAGGTCACTGTACGAAGTGTGGACAAATGGCACCGGAACAGAGATGCTGGATTCAATCCAAAGGCTACTTCAAAATATCTTATATCTAATTGGTGATATAGCTAAGTCATTTAGGCTAGCATGGGATGATGAGGGCAGAGGTACTCAGATAATCCAAAATATTGCTGATGGAATAATAAATACCATTAAGCTATTTGAAAGTATTACAGCAAGTATCAGAGAAGTTTGGGGCGTTGTTGGTGATGAAATAGCGGTTAATTGCCTTGATATACTTAAGAATGTTACACACCTGTTTGCTGAAATACCTAAGACATTTAAAGAATCATGGGATAAGAATAAAATAGGTACAGAGTTCTTACAGCATATAGGAAATGGATTTAATAATATATTAGGTCTAATAAGTCAAGTAACTGGCGCCATGGATGGGTTGTGGGCTAAGTTTGGACCATCTATAACAGATACTGTAATGCAGTGTATGAACGCTACAGGGGCGTTATTTGAATCTATGACTATTGGCTTTAGAGGTGTCTGGGATAATGGCGGTAACCATCTGTTTGAGTCTATAGGCAGACTTGCAACAAGGTTGTTTGAGTTAGCAGGTCGAATATATTCAGAGTTTATCGCCCCAACTGCGGGTAAGTTCCTAGAGATTCTAGGACCAGCTATAGGCAAGGTACTTGACATAATAGCCAGTCTATTGGATAAGTTTAGTGAGTTAATCGAGTGGCTATTGCAAGACGGAAACCCTGCGTTTGAGATATTAGGAGCCACAATAACATCTGTGGGGATAATGTTTCTAGGATATAAGGCAAAGATACTAGCAGCTGAAGTAGCAACTAAATTATTTACCAGGACAACTGAGATAGCAGCTACAGTATCTGGAGTATTCTCAAAGGCGATAGCATTCTTATGTACTCCTATGGGGTTAGTTGCAGCTGCAATAGGGGCAATTATCGCTATTGGAATATTACTTTACAAACACTGGGATGAATTGGGACCTCGATTAAGACAAATGTGGGAGAAGGCTAAACAATTTTTCGGTAATTTAGTTAAAAGCTTCTTTGAACATAAAATAAAAATGGTGGCTGAGACCGCTAAGTATTTATCAGCCATAGGCATAATGATTTTATCCGCACTAGGTCAAATAATTGTAAATATTACAAAATTATTTGGTGAGTTTTTACGAGTCGGTGGGGGGATACTGCAATCGTTGATGAAAGGAATGGGGATGAAAGTGCCACAAGCCTTAAAAATTATCACTGACTTAGGTAGAAATTTATGCAATATTATGTCACGAATTAACTTATTTAATATAGGTAAGAACCTAATCCAGGGGCTATGGAATGGTATATCTTCGGTAACAGACTGGATATTAGACCAGTTAGGTGGCTTCTGTGACCGCGTAGTTGACGCAGTAAAAGACTGGTTTGGTATAGCATCACCATCTAAGGTATTCAAAAATGAGATAGGTAAGTGGATACCTAGAGGTATGGCCATTGGTATTGAGGCAGAAACTGACAAGGTATCTAAGGCTATGGACGGTCTTATGGAAATACCTGCTCTAAGACAGCCAGAATTGTCGTTTATGGGTGAACCTAGGCCGCCACAACCACCCGATAAAGATAGTATTGTAAAAGAGATACTAGAAATTATGAACGGTGGAGATGATGACAAGAACCCACAGCCTAAGCCTATTCACGTTACTCTAGAGGTTGATGGTGAGGTAATAGGTAAGAAGTCAGTGGAGTATATAGATGACGTTCAGAAGCGTATAGGAAGGCCAGTATTTGGTTAGAAAGGAAGATAGATGATAAGTGTAAACGGAGTTGATATAACATCATATATTAAGACCTGCAAGACTTCTTTACAGGATCTAGACTCAGATTCATCTGTCAGAAATGTTAAAGGTGAAATGATGAGGGATAGGATAGCGGTTAAACGCAAACTTGAACTAGAGTTTTGTCCTTTAGAAAATGATGATATTAAAAGAATCCTCGGTGCAATATCCGGGGTTTTCTTTAGTGTCACTTTTATAGATCCACTAGAGGGAGAAATAACAAGGCAGATGTACTGCGGGGATAGGAGTGCAGCACTATACAACAGTAAAAAAAGGCTGTGGTCAGGTCTTAAATTTAACTTGATTGAGAGGTGATTGATTTGGTTGATATGAAATTAATAAAAGGGGCGTTTGCTGAGCCCTCAAGAGAGTTAAGCTGTAACATTACTATAGAGGAGACGGTTTACAATGATGACTTTATAGAAAAATTTAAAATAGTAAAGGGGCTGTCTGAGGCTAAAGAGTTTGAAGTGGGTACAGCCTTCATGTCCTCTATTAATCTGAAAATGGTTGATAAGCTAGGAGAATTTAATAAGGCAGCCTTCAAGGATAAAACTTGTAAAGTTGAGATAGGTGTTAAGACTTCTCAGGGTGTCGGTTTTGTAAAAGTCGGTGAATATCTTATAGATTCAGTGGGGTCAGACAAGGCTAGCTGGACTTTAAAAGGCTATGATAAGATGTGTAAATTCAATGTCAAATATGACTGCAAATTAGACTTCCCTACAACATTAAAAAGTATCGTTCTTGATATATGTAAAATGTGTGGAGTGGAGCCATCAAGTGGTATTAAGAGTTCAACAGGGGTTCTTAATAAAACTATCAAGTACAAGCCTAATTTCTATGAGATGACTTGTCGTGAAGTTTTAGCACAGGTTGCGGAATTGTGTTGTGGTTGGGCTTACATTGACACGGAGACACAAAAATTAGAAATATGCAGCGGCTACTCAAGTGATTCAGATATAAAAATAAATGATGATAATTTGATCGTTTTTAAGGAACTCAAGAGCAGCACTAACTCAGATACTAAAATACAAATTGACAGTGTGAAGATTATACAAAAGGGCGCTGATGATGCAGATTATAACGCAAATAGTCCTAGAAAATTCCATATAATCGATAATATATGGATCCAGGGTAACGGGCATGAATTTTTAGACTATGCTACTAAGTCATACAACTTTAGTGAGCTGTCAGCTCTAAGCATAAAATACAATGGTAATCCAGCTCTAGAAAACAACAAATTTGTTGCAGTGAATAGGGCTGGTAAGATATACAGATTCTTACCTCTTGTAAGAAGGCTTACTTATAGTGGTGGCTTAGTAGAGGAGTGTGAGTGTCCTCAGATTAATTATGACCCTACTAATAGGCGTAAAGACCTTGTCAGGCACATAGAGAAGATATCAGCGACACTTAGGGTTATGGATGAAAAAATACAGGCTAAGGTAGGCACTGAGGAGTTCGCAACGCTTGTTGAACAGACCAAAGAAGAGATAAAGGCTCTAGCTAAGAGCATCAATCTTACTGGTTACGTTAAGTTTGAGGACCTTAAAAAGGTCAATGGTACTACTGAGATAAATGGTGGTAACATTACTACTGGTGTAATCCAGTCAAGAGACGGTGGTTTTGGCATCGACCTAGACAATAAGACATTTTTCTTAGGACGTGATTTAGAACATTACGCCCTACTTTTTGATGGTAGAAACTTAAAGTTTGGCGCTGGTGGGATTAAGTCTGAACATTTCTCAGAGGGGCTAAAACAGGAGCTAAAAGGAAAAGATGGTCAATCACAATATGTACACACGAGGTACTCAGACACAGGGGGTACTACGGGAGCTATGTTTATAGAGCCTTCTAGTGAGTTCGGTGAGCCGCATAAATATATAGGATTTGCCATAACATCAAATAAAGGTGCACCGGCGCTAAAATCAGCTTACACATGGTCTAAATATATAGGAGAAGATGGATCTAAAGGTAACCCTGGAGAGCCTGGCACTGATGGAAAGACCCCATACTTTCATATAGCATGGGCGGATAATGAAAGTGGGTCTAGTGGTTTTACAACATCAGGTGGAAATGATAAGGCCTATATGGGAACTTACACAGACTTTACTGAGCGAGATAGTGAGGACTATAGAAAGTATACATGGGTAAAAGTAAAGGGGGATGATGGTAAGGATGGTAAGGATGGAAAAATTAAATACAACCTAATTTCTAATGGAGATTTCCACAATGATTTTACAAAAGACGAGCCTAGCGACACATCACAAAAATTAAATGAATGGCAGGTAGCGGCTGCTGAAAGGATGAAACGAGTGCATATTTTACCTGCTGGTGGAAAATGGATAATGGCGGTAAAAGCATCTGACAGTGCTGTGGAAGTAAATCAATATCTAGATTTGAAAGATAATACAAAATACTATGTAAAATTCAAGGCCACATCTAATAATATGTCATTGTACTACTACGGGGATAATTATGTTCACTTAGCGAAAGTTACCGAGTTGGATAGGGATAACCCTAAAGTATACTCAGCAGAATTTACAACGCATAAAGTTTATCCTCATAAAATTCAATTTGACTGTAGACAATTTAGTGAAATACACTGGATTATTTTATCAGAAAGTCCTATCCCAGATGATATAGACTGGTACCCATCTAAACAAGACTCAATTGGTAAACAAGGACCACCTGGAAGAGATGGAAAACAAGGACCACCAGGTAAAGATGGTAGTATGGTCGACTTGCCACCGGCGTTAAAAGATTGGAATGGTAAAGCAACTGAAATATCAGGTAAGTACGTGTTTACACCGGAGCTATTTGTGGGTAATGGTTTAGAAAATAAAACAGGGATTTATATCGGGGAAAATATAAGGGCTAAATTTCACGACAGATGGCAAGATGTATCAGGAATGGTAGGCATGGAAAACGGTCAGGTTAACTGGATGTTTACCAACACGGGAAATTTGGTAATCGGTAGTAAAATTGACGAGTGCATACAGTTAGGGGCTGATGGTAGGGCCATAATACCTATGATTAAGACAAACATGATTGAAGCTGGTGCGATTACAGCAGATAAAATACGGTCAGGAGAAATCACAACTGATTTTTTATATCCTGGGACAAGTGAAAGAATAATTTTGGAACGAGGATATTCCCCAGGGGCTAATGATTGTAAGTCGATTGACGCCAATGGGGATGCTATTAGACTAAAAGTCAATGCTGGGACATATATAGCTATGAAGGATTCCGGTAGCATTGGTATGTACTCTGGGGGAAGTCAATTTTTTAGTTTTAATCCTAATCAAGGTTGGGACTGGGGGTCAGCAGGTGGTGATGGAGTGTTAAATTTATATGACGCACATGTAATTACGGGTTGGCTCGAATATTATGTATATTCTGTTAGGTCAGATAGGCGAGTTAAAGATAATATTAAGTATATTAAGAATAACGATAGTAGCATTAACAGAAATAATATATTTAATTTTGTTAAAAGTGTTGATCTAGCGACCTATCAATATAAGAAAATAGGTGGTAATAATCTATCTATGATAGCCCAAGATGTTCAACGATTTAGGTTTATCCAAGACTATTTGGTTGTTAAAGACTCAGAGGGACTACTATCAATTAACATGGGTAATTATCACTCAATGGTGCATATTGCCTTACAAGAAGAAATTAAAAAACGCGAAGCCCTAGAAGATAGGGTTGGTAAGATGGAAGAAGAATTGGCCGAAATTAAGAAATTACTTAGGGAGAAGGTGAAATAAGTGCTTAAGGGATTATACAGATATTATCTATCCCCGGATAGCTTTGTAGACCAGGTATTTGTCGTAAATGCAGGTGAATCTGCACGAGGCGTTAGGTTTATCTTAAACGATTTTAAAAACTTATCTGACTTAAAATTTAGAAATGTTATTAAAATTAAGGATGAAATATTTGAGAATGAACAGGTATTTTTTGATAAAGAAAATGCCTACGTAGATGTTATATTTCCGTGCCTTAATAGGGGGGAATATTTAACCGAACTAACCATAATAGATGGGGGTAAAAAACTTTTATCAGGAATCTTCAGCATTAACTATGTTGAAAGCTTGATAGATGTCGAATTAGACAATCTAAAAAAGATTAGTGCTACAGACCTTTTTGAATCACTTATAAATGCAGAGAATAAAATAAAAGAGCTTGTAGAAAAGACTAAGGGATTAGATAAAGTTGTCGATAAGTCATATATCCACAATCAGCAGGTGGCCAGCGATACTTGGACAGTCCAGCATAATCTAGGTAAGTATCCAGCCGTATCGGTTGCAGACACCGGTAATAATGAGGTTTATGGGGATGTAAGACATATAAATGAAAATACAGTAGAATTGAAATTTAGCCATCCTTTTTCGGGAGTGGCTTTTTTTAATTAATAAATTTTGAAAGGGGTAAAATATGAATTTACTTACAAATTTAAAAGCAAATCAAAATCAGCTACTAGAAGCTGTGCTTCACTCAGTAGCAGTAGAACCTAGTCAGGCAGTAGCAGGTCAGGTCTACTACAATACCAAGGATAAGAGGGCTTATGTCTATACTGGCACAGCGTGGATAGCCATGGATGCAAAGGACGCTTCACCTACAGCAGTCAGCATAGTTAAGACTATAAATGACGGTGATAGCCTAATTAATATGGATAAAATTAAGGACTTAGCAGACAAGCTAAAGGCCGCTAACATAGTGGCTGTAATTAATGGTGGCTCTGAAAACATCAACGCAGATAGGATAAATGGTATAGCCGGGGCTATTACAGCAGGGGACATAGTTACCAAAATCAATGAAGGTACATCTAAAATCAGTACATCTAAAATTGATGGACTTGACGACAAGCTAAAAATAGATACTATCATAGAGGCCCTGATAGCTAGTACTAAGACTATACCAACTAATAAGATTACTGGGCTTGATAATACCCTTGCGACTAAGATAACGGACGCACAGGCACAAGCTAAGGCAGACACAGCCTTACAGCAGGCTAAGACCTTTGTCACACAGGAAATTAACAAATTGGTAAATGGGGCAAGTTCGGCTTATGATACATTTAAAGAGATTGAAGAACTTCTAAAGAAAAATGATACTCTTGCAAATGTTTTAAAGCAGGGTATAGCTGGTAAGACTAGTAAGGTAGTAAAAGAGATAGGCAATGGGTCAGCGACTGAATTCACTGTAAATCATAACCTAAATTCCCAGGATGTAGTTGTCATGGTCAGAGAAAACAAGGCACCTTTTGCACAGGTGATTACAGATGTAGAAGTTACAGACACTAATAACATCAAGGTGAGATTTGCTAAGGCTCCAGCTGTGAGTAGTTATAAAGTAATAGTAGTAGGATAAGGAGAGTAGACAATGAAAGTTTTAGGGTTAATAGAGAAGGATTTAGATGTAGTTAGTAAAGAGTATGTAGATAATAAAATAAAAAATTATGCTAGTGCAGAAGATGTCAATGCAATTAAGACTTCACTTGAGGGAGTAGATGATTTCTTAAAATCAATCAATAAAAACTTAGGGGGTAACTAAATGATTAAAACTGAGTTAGAAAAATTAAAAACAAATGTTGATTCTATTTTAAATTCAATGGAAAATTTAAAAGCTAAGACAGATTCAGATGACCAAATATTAACGGGGCTGGCAACTGATTTACCAGAAATATTCAAAGATAGTGCCACTAGATTAAAAATGGAAGGTCATGGCTTTGAAATAAGTAGTGCTATCAGTAAATATTGTGAGGAATCAGCAATATCAAGACTATCAATCCTAGGGGATAATTTAACTCCCTATTTAACAGGTGTACTGCCTGGTATATTGGCAATTAAAAATACTCATCATAGGTGGCAAGCTGGTGCAAACTTGAATAGTCTTAGTGAATCTGATGGACTGTTTACTAAAGTTGCTATCGGACTATTAACAGCTCGTACTGATGGCCCTGTAAATATATTTGGGCATCATCTAAGATATGAAAAAGTAAGTGGGGATATCAAAGAAGTAACTAAATTTACCAGTTATGATGTTACTTTGGCAAACTCAACTACTACATATGATACCCTAAAAGACTACACAATATATGTTGTAAGCGGTGCAAATACAGGCATATATTGTAAGTCACATACTATCGGGAATAATGGCAATGTAGTATTTGTTGAGTGCAACCCAACGGATATTTTAACTAAAATAGGAAATTTAAAAACAGACTAAAACAACTAAAATAAAAGGAGAATAGACAAAATGAAATTTGAAAATGCTGGGGAATTAATCAAAATAATTGGTGCTTGCTCCGGGGGAATATGTGGTTACCTATTTGGTGGTTGGGATAAGACTTTTCAGGTGCTGTTACTTTTTATAGTAGTAGATTACATCAGTGGCATAATTGCAGCTATGTATAACAATAAACTTAACTCAAGAGTCGGGTTTAAAGGAATAGCAAAAAAAGTCTTAATCTTTATGATGGTGGCCGTGGCAGTACAGCTTGACAGGTTAATGGGGATAGATAATCAAGTTGTCAGAATGGCAACGTGTTTTTTTTATATAGCGAATGAGGGTCTATCTATACTAGAAAATGGTGGAAAGCTAGGGGTTAGATATCCTAGTGTACTAGAAAAGACCCTAGAGCAATTAAGAGAAAAGAGCGAATAATATCGGGCAGTCGAAAGGCTGCCTTTTATATTTCAGAAAGGAAGGTAAAAATGACTAGTATCCATGTAATTGAGTTTGACGAGGAGCTTTACAAGAAAAATTTAGAGGATAATGATTTTCCAAAAGATACAGAACTTGACGGATTATCTAAGGAAGATATTGAAGAGTTAAAGAAAGAGGGGTTGATGTAATGAACGGATTAAATTGTGGTGTACCAATATATGATTTTCCAGTGCCAGCGTGGAATAAGGGCAAGAAACAAACCTATGCAATGACCCCAGAAAAGATAGTTATTCATAATACTTATAACAGCGCTAAGGCAAAAGCTGAAGCGTCTTACATGGTGGGTAACTCCAACTGGACTAGCTTTCATACTGTAGTGGACGAGTCAGCTATATATGAGTGCATACCATTTAATAGAAATGCTTGGCACTGTGGGGCAACGTATGGCAATAGGCATTATATAGGTATTGAGATTGCAAGGTCAACGGGTAATTCTAATGACTTTGCTAAGGCAGAAGAAAACGCAGCTAAATATACAGCTGCTATCTTAAAATCTAAGGGGTGGGGAATAGATAGAGTGGTCACTCACAAGTACTGTTCTGGTAAGTATTGCCCTCACAAGACACTAGATTTAGGGTGGAATAGGTTCCTTGATAAGGTTAAGAAGTATTTAGGACAGACACCAGTACAGGTCAATACGAATATCTCAAGAGGGGGATATTCTGTAAGGACTAAGACCCCAGGTGATGTATTAAATGTTAGAATGGGTCCTGGTGTAGGATACAGGAAGGTATCAAGCTATAGAGATGGATCTAAAATATACGTAGAAGAAGTTGTTAAGAATATCGAGGGAACTTGGTATAAGATACCTAGAGTAGGTTATGTGTCAGCAAGATATTGTGTAGGCATAGCATAAGAAAGTAGGGTGGCTTAGTTGCCACCCTTATTTTTATGGGGTTTTGGTGGGGGTTTTCTTCTACTATATATGTAATTATAAATAATAATATATGGTTGTGAAAGCCTTGCAAATACTTAATATATAATAAAAGGAAATTATATAATGTATCCAGTCAAGTTTTGTCTATA